GGCGGACCCGAGGGGTGCCCTGAGAAGCACTCCGCACGGTAATTCAAACTACTTGCACCCGTAAGTTAATGCGAGATTTGACGCTAGCTCAAAGTCGTTGTTGGGATTGTTACCTAGGTTTATATCCTGCACTGGATTATCCAGCACGCTACAGTAGACCTAAATTCCCACACAGCTCTAGGATCAACATTGACTGATACACCAAGTTAATGGCAGAAAAAGTATGTTGACCGGCACAACTAATTGAGTTTTGCAACAAGCTACATGACCATTCCCTGGTAGTCACTCCAGGAAGTCTGTTCACGATAGGCAAGGATCCTCCTCCCACATCTCATAGCTTCCCAACTCGAACATCCAACCAGTATGGAACATCTGGTACAAGTGTGTCTCCACCTGAGGTGTGAGATACTCGTCGATAGTCATTGGACATGACTTTCTATAAGCTCTCCAGGTAGAGAACTTACGACACTTGTTCCAGAAGTCTCTTCTGGGTCGTTCGAGATCCCCGCTAGGGGCTAGCCATGAGGCGAGAGTCCTAAAGGACGCCTTAACCTCCTCCACTGACTCTTCCACGTTCTCCCATCGGTACCCCAAGGGCAGATCAGGCAGGTTCGTCTCCTCAAACTCCATGACATTAGGGAATTTGCGTTTTACATAAGCAATTTCATATTGCTCGTACCTAGGGATAATTCCCGTTGACGGTACACGCACCCGTTTGTCTTTCAAGAGTTTGGCGATCATCAATTGTCGCCAGGAGTACCCCTCGATCGATGCACCTTTGGAACCCGGCACGGGATGTGCTCCGAGTCCTCCATGTTCACGCGGACCAAAAAGGTTGCGGCATGTTTTCTTCAATAAGCTTTTCCAAGCCGTAATGAAGATCATTGAAGCCACACCTTTCCTCTCCGCCCCCGCCACGAAGTCATCATGCATTTGGCCTAAGCTTTCCAGTTTGACCAACTCTGACTGTCCATTTTTGGCGTCGACACCACCCCGAACAAGGAGACCCAAGTTCAGATAAGGCACATTTGTAAGCCTTTTCTTACTTTCGGACCACATGTACACTCGAGAATTGAGCGTAATGAAGTGTTCAGTGTAGTAGTTCTTACCCATAGACGGTTCAAGTCCTACTTGAGGAACGAGTTTTTTCCATAACTCGTAGTGATCAGCCGTAGCAGCAAAACCAACGTCGTCGCCGTTGATGAGGACCTTATCTCTCCGACCCCCCTTACCACACCCGTCACAGGCCGACCCGTAGGCTTGTTCGGCACTGTGTCTCCACACAGCGAAATTCACCATGCAGAGAATTACGAATGATAGCAGAGAGCCCATGAGTTGGCCTCGCGACATCACGTATTCCTCCTTGAGTTCTGAGTCATAGATCGTTAGACCAGTTAAACTCTTCTTTGCAAGGATTTGGAATTCCGGAGACCTTGACAACTTTCCTCTCATGTTCTGAAGTACGACATTAATAGTTGTCTCTGTAACATCAGAATGGAGATTATCGGTAGCTGCACTGTAGTCACCCGAAACCCATTTTGCTTCTGGAAATAAGTCAAGATGTGCCATGACTTCTTCATCTATCGTCTTTCCAATTAATTGGAAGGCCGGGTGTCGTCTTAGCCTTGAATGCATCATTTTCTGAAGAGGTTTCAAGACTTGGCATTGCCATTCATTCTTCGTGATCACTCTAGCTTTGAGTGGGTCTTCGACTATCTCCACACATGCCCGGAATGTTTCCGGCTGTGTTCTGAGAGCGATATCCTCAAACTCTTGCTGTGTGATCGCGTTAGGATGAACAGGCAAATCCCTGTCAAGTCCCCACTTCAGTATGTGCTCAGAATCATAGGAAAAATCATCTATGATCTGTCCAGTAGCATTGGTTGCTCCTGGTCGACGTGAGTCGAAGGCAAAAGACTGAACACCACCAGACCCTCTCCCGTTTTGAACGCAGGAGGCTTTGGAGGCGACGTAAGATGGAATGGGTAGACGTTTGTCCCACCCGGGGGGGAAGAGTTCATTGGCCGTACGAGCCACCTCATCGAGAAGACGTTCGCTTGTAACCGCAGGTGAAGTCAACCGCTCTTTCAGATCCTTTCTAGCTTTCAATTTGAGAGACTCCGGCAACGCCGGCATGGCCCTCTTCAACTGAAGAATCGACATGGCAAGTGAAACTTGGCGTCTTGTGACGCGCCCGTGATTTGCGAATATCCTTCCAATAAAGGACTTATACTCAGCAATGAACAAAGTAGAGTTTTCCGCCAAAAAAGTCGGTCGCTCCGGAACCTGGTCGTCGTGACCCACAATTGGCATGTAAAGTGCAGTTAAGTACTTCACAGCCTTCACGGCATCACCATCATCAAACCGAGAGAGTAAATCTACAATATGATCTATAGATTTTTGCTCATGTTCGGTCCGGACGATATAGCCTTCAGTTGTAAGCAGACGACGGATGTTCCTGACGACAGATTTTGTCAATTCTTTGACGTACTCAGTCTTGAACAGTACCGTAGGTCGTTTCAACGAGTCTTCCAATCTCGCGAAACCCTTGACCATCGTGTCGGTAAAACGGCTCGAG